GCAAAGCTAATCAAAGGGATTTCCTCATCATAGCCAACTTCTTTAAAAGTTTTTTCTGTGTATTTAGTTTCAATAATGTCTTTAATTTGGTTTTGCATAGTGTTCTCCTTTAGAACGGCAAATCTGAATCGTCTTCTATTGTGTTGCGTGGTAATTCATCCGATCCTGCTGGTTTAAAACCTACTGGCAATTTTTCTTTGCCGATTGAAACGCTAAAAAACTTACCTTTTTTGCCTTCTTTAACCCAACCTGAAAGCCAATGCTCTTTACCATTAACCATAATTGTGCCTGTGTAATCAGGATGGTTATCTGTTGTTTTGCGGTCATTTTTAAATAAGCTCCCAGAGCCTTCTTTTGGTTGATATGCCATTTTCTTTCCTTTATAAAATATCTTTGGCGATTGACTTCATTGAACTACTAGATTTACTTTGTACTGCTGCGTTTGCATCGTCATCAGCTTGTACTACTCCTACAACTGCTGCTAATGCGTATCTACGCATATAAGTCAAACAACTTCCTGCACCTTGAGCATCTATTTTTGACATAGGAACAGACATTTGTTGGCTTATCCATTCACCAGAGCTATGAGCAAGAATTGTTGTTAATGACATTTCACCAATAACAATTTCTTTTTCATTTACAACTACTGTATTTACAATAGTTTCTCCAGGCAACTGCATAACAGCGAGGCCGTTTTCAGCCAAAAGACTACGACAAGCATCCCAAACAGACTCCAAATCAGCGTATTTAGACTTGAAAAATGGGTTTGCTGAGTCTTTTTTTGCATGGCTTAATTTTCCCTGTACGATTGATAGCGCAGTAGCTAACTTAGCGATTGATTCACTTTGATTCATGCTTGCCCCCTAAAAATTGTGCCAAAATCATTGAACAAATTTGTTAACATTTCGTTCTTGCGCTGCTTTGGTTTGCCGCAGGCTTGACGAATACACGCTACTTGGTCATCAGTTAACAATGCTCCAAACTCCATATCTTGAAGTGCGTTTTCTAAGTATTCTTCATGCTCTAACATCAACTGGTGTAAATCACTCATTTCGTTCCCCCGAAATTGCATGGCGAAATTGCCATATAAGAATCTTAACATAACTTAAAACTAAAGTGCAAATCTTTTTTTGAGTGTTGTAAATAGGCAGTTTATCGTGTTAAGATAACTTTACTATGAAATTAAAGCTATCCGATTCAGCCATTATTGACTTGCTTGGCGGTACTACAAAAGTAGCAAAAATGTGCGATGTTCATCCAGCAGCAGTGTCAGCTTGGCGCATAAGAGGGATACCAGCAGATAAATTTATGTTTTTAGGCGCAAGAATAGAAAAAGAATCGCATGGGCTTGTAAGCCGTCAAGATTTGTTTCCTAACAACTTTTGGTTACTATGGCCTGAACTGTTGCCAAAAAACAACACTTTTGGAATACAAAATGACTGAAGATCAAAAAAAAGAATTTAACGAACTATTGATAGAGATAAATAACATATTTGTTAACAAAAAAGCATCGTTATTTGGCGCAATCAACGCACTATCTTATTTTTCTACTGATTTGGCTGTCCGCAATGGTATGGATGAAAAAACATACATTAAAGACATTAAAATTATGCTTAAAGAACAAAAGGCAAAATATGAACAGAGAACAGATGCTAATTGATCTGCTGGCTAAAGCAGACGAGCAAATAAAATTATTAGAATTAAGGGCTGAGTTTCTTAACAAAGAAGTAAACGCTTTGAGAGAGCGTATAAACTACATAGAACCTCAAGTTTTTGGTGGTACAAGCAAGTAATTTTGTTGTAAAATCTATGGGAAGGCTAGGGATGCAACCCGAAAAGCGATTAGTCACCGCCTGCCATGCCCACCTATTTGACTACCTTTGACATAGGAATCGTATGAATTTTTACCCTTTTCATATTGGCGATTACATAAGCCATACAAGCCATTTAAGCGATTTAGAAGATTTAGCTTATCGCAGAATGATGGATTTGTATTATCAGCTTGAAAAGCCTTTTCATCAAAGTTTAGACATTGCAAGAAAAATTAAATCAACTCAAGCTATTGTCGATCAGCTTTTGCCAGAGTTTTTTGAATGGAACGAAGAAGATAAATCTTGGCATAGCAAACGTGCAGATGAGGAAATAGCCAAATATCATGCTATGCAAGCTGGGGGGCGCAAAGGGGCAGAAAAGAGGTGGGCAAAGGGTAGCGATAGCCCCCCTAATGCTACCCCAATGCAAACCAAGAACCAAGAACCATTAACCAATAACCATAGTATTGAAGTCGCTAAAGCTCCCAAAGCACAAAGATTGAAAATTGAAGAATTGCCCGATGAATGGCAAGTGTTTTGCAAGACAGAACGACCTGATTTAAACCCTCAAGCCATTTGGAATCAATTTAAAGATTATTGGATAGCTCAAGGCGGTCAAAAGGGCGCAAAATTGGATTGGTTTGCAACTTGGAGGAATTGGGTTAGAAATCAAAAAAGTGTAGTAAATTACACAACCGACAAGCCTGCTCAAAAATGGGATGCTACATTTGCTGGCGTAATGAACAAAGGGAAAGAACTTGGAATATTGCCTAGACCAGGGGAAACAGAAGGTCAGTACAGAGAGCGAGTTAGATCAGGCTACGCATAAACATAGATGCGGTGTAAGGTTCTTGTTGCATTTGCGCCACAAAAAAGGATTAAGTTGGTTTAGGAACTACATAGCTGACAAAAACTTTAGTAAAGTTGTATGGGATGACTTTTATACGCAGTACAAACTAGGTAACAGAGGGGAATGGGGCAAATGGATATTGAAAAATACATTGTCGGAGCAACAGGGCTTGGATATTTGATTACTGGAATATTGCAATACCAAAAAGGATCAATAGCTAACGCAACAATATGGATTGGTTATGCCATTGGTCAAACTGGTTTATGGATGAATTTAAAATAGGGGATATATGAATGAGTTGGCTCTTTTCGCAGGTGCTGGTGGAGGAATACTTGGGGGACATTTGCTTGGATGGCGAACAGTCTGCGCAGTCGAATGGGAAGCCTATCCAGCAAGCATATTGTGCGCAAGACAAAATGATGGACTTTTGCCGAGTTTTCCAATTTGGGATGATGTTCAAACCTTTGATGGAAAACCTTGGAGAGGAATTGTTGATGTTGTATCTGGAGGATTTCCATGCCAAGACATCAGCGCAGCAGGAAAAGGGGGGGGGCATCGAAGCCGAAAGAAGCGGAATGTGGAAAGAAATGGCGAGAATCATTGGCGAAGTTAGACCAAAATTTGTATTTGTGGAAAACTCCCCAATGCTCACTTCTAGAGGACTCGGAGTTGTTCTTGCAGACTTGGCCAAGATGGGGTTCGATGCGGAATGGGGAGTGCTTTCAGCAGCCCAAATTGGAGCAAATCATAAAAGGGAAAGAATATGGATTGTCGGAAAAAGTTCCGAACAATCAGGACTTTTTTCATACTCCAAATTGCACAGGATTGGATGGGGGCAGCAACAGCAGAAAAGCATTGAAAAAAAGACTAGAGCAATGGCCGACACCAGATGCAAATTGCGGTCAAAGGGGAACTCAACCAAATTGGACTCCAAAGAGAAAATCAGGTCATCCAGCGCAATACACAATAAATCAAGCAGTCAGGGACAGTTTTGCAACTCCTACAGCAAGGATGTGGAAGGACAATGGAAAAAGTCCATCGGAGTTGAACAGAAACTCGGAAACTTTGGCAGTTCAAGCTGGTGGGAAACTGAACCCAATGTGGGTAGAGTGGCTAATGGGGTGGCCGCTGGGATGGACAGACTTAAAGCCATTGGAAACGGACAAGTCCCTTTATGTGCAGCGGTTGCATGGGAATTATTAAATGAACAAAGAATATGATCCAAACGATGCGATACAGTTTATCTATACTAAAGCACCTGAGTATGCGAAAGCTAAAGGTGAATTGGCGCAACTCGAAACCTTTAAGTCTAGTCTTAAAGCAATCAAGATGGCGCAAGCGGATCAATCTACAATGGCAGCTAAAGAAATGGAGGCATACCGCAGCCCTGAATACCAGGAGTTATGTAAGGCCATTGGAGCAGCCACTGAAAAAGCAGAAAAGTTAAAATGGCAACTTGAAGCAGCCAAAATGCGTTTTGAGGCTTGGCGCACAGAACAAGCTACTAACAGATTTATTGAGAAAGCAACACAATGACATCAGATTATGCAGAAAACCTACTTAAACTTAACAGACTTACAAAACACTTTCTCAATGCTGTTTTAAAGAATAAAAACTCTGAAGCCTATTTAATTGCTTGCATGATTACTGAAACAGCGCAAGAGTTAGAAGATTGGGCGAGTAAAAACAGTGTCCACTAAACATGAAAAAGAACACTACAGAAAAGTTGCTGAATTGGGATGCTCATTATGTCGGCATCAAGGCAACGAAGGAACAAGCGCAGAGCTCCATCACATTAGACGAGGTAATATCCCTCGCACTCAAGCACCCGTCATTCCGCTTTGCCCCTACCATCATCGAGGCTCAAATACCTCAATTCATGGAATGGGGCGTAAGCGATTTGAAAGGGAGTATGGGGTATCTGAAGAACAGCTACTTGAGCAAACCCTGGAACTAATTAGCTGATAAAATAATGATGAGGGAAAGTGCATTTATTAACCCCGATGCTTCACATACATCAAGCATTAGTACCTCAACTACAATTCCAATGGATCAAAACCTAATTCAAACGAAATTCGGTGCGCTCTATTGCGAAAGTCCTTATCGTGGTGTGTCCATTTTGAAGTTTTGTGCCTACTCATGTGGATGCACTCATGGCAAAGAACTCGAATTACTGTATCCAAATGACTACAACGAGCAGCCGAAATAGTAATTGTATGTTCGTATTTACCGCCATCATCGTATAAATAAGAACCCATTAAAGCTGGGTCTTTGTCCACAATAAAGCAAATTTCTTCGGGTAAAGGCATATTCCACCTATCAAAAGGTTTCATACAGTAAATAGCACTGTATAAATTTTTAAGAATAGCTGGTGTTAGTTTCATGCTTTCATGCCTTCATGCGTTAAACACGATGAATTTTTCCTCTAAAGTCGACTTCATCTTCCCCATGCACTCTGATAATCTCAGGCTGAAGTAATTTGCTGCGGTCAAAAGTAAGCATTACAAACCCTGAATTCCAATCTTTAGGGGTATCTTCAGTATAAGCAAATTGCTGACCATTAGGATCAGCTAAAGTGCCTGTTTGAACCCCCCAACGAGTGCCGTTGTAATCATTGTAAGGAATAGACGAAAGCACATGGGTATGGCCTGTAATCATATTCACACCAGAATTGACTGCGTTATTCCTACCTCCTGTCCAGCCACCTTTCCAGCGATGTTTAATGCAAGTGTCTTCATTTACCCAAAACGACCAGCAAGGCTGCCACATAGGGAAATAATCACGCAATGAAGTGCCACGCACACCTTCAAACGATGGAAGATTAGCAATAATGGTCATTTCCAGCCTTTGGTCATGGTTTCCCATAGGCCAAAACAATTTAGCACCTTTGGCTACAGCTTCAATTTCACCCAAATAATATTGGCAAGCATCTAATTCTTCTTTGACTGTTGGGACTTTATTCCAATCTTGACGAGGAAAGCGGCTTAAATTTGCGCCATCCAGTGCATCCCCATTACAAACGATGGCAGTAGGTCTAAACTCCTTTATCATCTCCAAAAGGGCTTTAAACGCTGTTGTAGTCTCGTCAGGCCAAAAGTGAGCATCCGAAAATACAATTACTCTGCCTTTTTCTATATCCATTCCTCTACGGGTATGCCCTGTAGTTTGAACAATTTTTTTTAATGGATCAAACCTTTGGTCATCTAATGACGGCAATGAAATTTTATGTCTTTGTTCAATAGAACGTCTGCGGTTATATATTGCTCGTTCTGTTATGCCAGTTTTCTGTGACATTTTAATTGCTGAATTACATTCCCGCCAAATTGCAATCCATTCTTCATCAGTCAAGTGATACATAAATACCCTTTTGGTGTAAAGTTACTAAATACTAACTGATTATTGCTAAATATCAATGACTTATGCAAAACGAGTGGATACTAATCACGCTGTTGTTGTTAAAACACTACGGGATTTTGGTTGTTCAGTATTTGATACCAGTGCTGTTGGTCGTGGGTTTCCCGATATTGTTGTGGGAAAAAATCAAAAAACAGTTCTCGTAGAAATCAAAAAAGACAGCAAAGCAAAGTTTACTCCAGCCCAGCAAGCATTTATGTTAAATTGGCAAGGATCAACAGTAGTGCGAATACATGACATCGAGGGCGCAATAAATCTCGTAAAAATACTTGATAATGTGTAAAATAGTATTATTATTCGTAGTGTATTAACCCCATCTTAAAGGAAAAATCATGGGAATTATGGATTCAAGCAAAGGCGCAAAAGGCGCAACTGGCGAGAAGTTACCTAAAGGTGCTACTTCTTCTGATATGTCTGGCGAGCGCAAAATGAAACTCGTTGGCGGTGTAGCAATGGGCAAAATGGATGCTTTAGGTTCACGCCCAATGAGCCATGCTGGAAACTTTGAAGGTCATTTAGGCGAATTGAACGATGGCAATATGGGTGAGCGTGAGTGCTACAGCCATAAACGTGTTCCACACGCACAAGACGAGAAGTAATTAAAACTAAGCCCCATAGTCCTCGGTAAAGGGCTACAGGGCTTATAACCACAACAATAGGGTAATATTGAGATGGCTGAAGAAATTGTAACATTTAAGCCGCTGGGGGATAAGATAATTGTCCGCCCAGATGTTCGTGTTTTAAGCGATGTTATTTATGTGAATAACAAAGAAGCTGAGAACATGGGAACAGTAGTAGCAGTCGGCCCAGGAAAGAAGCTGTCTGCTGATAGACGTGAAGCAATGCCTATTAGCGTAGGTGCTCGTATCAGATTTGGTACGATGAACGATGATCCTAAAGAGGAGTATTTAAAGTTCACGCCAATTACACACAATGGCGAAAAATGCGTGTTGATGTCGTGGCAGGATGTTTGCTGGATAGATGGGGAAGAACAATGATTAAATGGCTTAAATCTTTATTTGTTAAGAAAATTATCATTAAATTAGATGATTTTCCATTAGACCCTGATAAATTAAGAAAACAGCGACTTGAGCAATTATTTGCTGAAGATCGCCCAAAGAAGCGACCAAGACTTTATAAACAAGCAACAATAGTAACTACAGGCGAATTGCCCAAGGAGAAAAAAGTGCCACTTAAGAAATCAACAAGCAAAAAAGCGTTTGAATCTAATATCAAAACAGAAGTAAAAGCTGGTAAACCAGTTAAGCAAGCTGTTGCCATCGCCTACAGCGAAAAGCGTGAAGCAGCAAAGAAAACAACCAAAAAGGCTAAATAATGAACATAGAACAAAAAGTAGTCACTTTTACTATTGCTCAAATTAATGAATTATTGGCAGAATTGGGAAAAATCCCATTTATGCACTCAGCACATCTAATCGCTGGAATCAAGCAAATTGCAGAGCCACAGCTTACTGCTACTATTCCATCTGAAAAACCAGTAGCTGAACCTGACATTTCTTTATCATGAATCCAGTAGAAAGCCTTAATCTCGTAATTAAAGAGTTGCAAGAACTTGTTGTTTTTTTACAACAAAAGCCAGTAACTCCACAAGAGCATACGCACATGGAATCTCGTACAGATCATGGCAATACATACACTGTACAAGTAGAAGATAATGTTGCGTAAATACAACACTTTTTCTTTTTAAATCAAAAATATGGACACTGAGTTAGATAGAAACGCCAAGATTGCTGAAAGCATGAAAGGAAATAAGAACGCTACGAAGAATAAGCTGTTCTTAGATCAGATCAAGCGTCATTTAACTCAGAATCCACAAAAGCTAGAAAAGATCGTTGAAGGCTTAGTCGAAGCTGCAATGGATCAAGAATCTTGGGCTGTTAAAGAAATTATGGATCGTGTCGATGGCAAAGCGCATCAATCAACTAGCATAGAAGATGCAGAAGGCAATAACCTCTTGCAAGCTATTGAAGTCAGGTTTGTAAAGCCAAGTGAGTGAAATCACCCAAGAACTTAGGGAAGCGATTGGACAAGTCGAGTTTCCTTATAAACTTCAGATGCTTTTCGAGCCTTGTCGCTATAAAGTTCTTTATGGAGGTAGGGGCGGTGCTAAGTCTTGGGGTGTTGCTCGTGCTTTGCTGGTTATTGGAGTTAAAAAACCTACTCGTGTCCTTTGCGCTCGGGAATTCCAAAACTCGATAGGCCAATCTGTTCATAAACTGCTATCAGATCAAATCATTGCGCTAAAACTAGAATCATTCTATGAAATTACACAGAACTCCATTAGGGGGAAGAACGGGACAGAGTTTGCGTTCGTTGGGCTTAAGAACAATGTCACAAACATCAAGTCCTATGAGGGTGTGGATATATGCTGGGTCGAAGAAGCACAGAGCGTATCTAAAACATCGTGGAACATTCTTATACCTACGATCCGTAAAGAACAATCAGAAATATGGGTTACTTTCAACCCAGAACTCGAATCAGACGAAACCTATCAAAGATTTGTTCTCAACCCGCCTGAAAATTGCAAGGTTGAAAAGATTAATTGGTCAGACAATCCTTGGTTTCCTGATACGCTAAGACTTGAGAAAGATGCATTATTTAGCAGAGACAGAGAAGCCTACAACACAGTTTGGGAAGGTTTATGCCGTCAGACAGTAGATGGTGCTGTTTTCGCCAAAGAAATGACAATGGCAGACCTACAAGGAAGGATAACAAATGTACCTTACGATCCAATTAAACCTGTTCACGCTGTATTTGATTTGGGCTGGGCAGATGCTACTGCTATTTGGTTTGTTCAGTTTATTGCTCAAGAAGTTCGATTGATCCGTTACTACGAGAACAGCCAAGAGACAATAGCCCATTATCTTGCTAAAATGCAGTCCTATGGATATGTATACGACACTTTATGGCTACCTCATGACGCAGGGAATAAGACTTTATCCTCAAATGGCAAATCTATTGAAGAAATCGTCAGAGCTACAGGCTACAACACTAGAGTTATTGAGCGCACACCAATCGCTGATTCAATCAATGCTGCAAGGCTGATGTTCAATAAGTGCTGGTTTGACCGCACAAATACACACGATGGTTTGCAGTGCCTAAGACATTACCGATATGACGTTGATCCCGATACAAAACAATTCTCACAAAGACCATTGCACGATAACTACTCACATGGAGCAGATGCTTTCCGTTACATCGGCCTTATGGTTAACGAACCAAGAAAACCAGCAAAGCCAAAGGGAACATACCAACTGCCCTCAAGCTGGATGGGATAATGTTGTACAAACGCAACAAATGTCTTAAAATCGGGCAATAAATAAGGAATATCTATGGCATACGACAGCGTTGCAGACTCCCAATCAGACGGCAGAATTGAAGAAGCCAAGCAGTTCTTACGGCTTTGCAACGATTCTGACAGCAATAATCGTGCTGAAGCCCTAGATGATGTGAGATTTGCTGCTGGCGATCAATGGCCTGTAGATGTGCAAAATAGCCGTGTTTTAGAAGCTAGACCTTGCCTAACAATTAATAAGATTGACGCTTATATTCGTCAAATCTGCAATTCTCAACGTCAGCAACGCCCACGCATCAAAGTGCATGGGATGAATAATGAATCAGACGCTAAAGTCGCTGAAATCATTACAGGAATCTGCCGTCACATTGAAAATCAATCCGATGCTGATAATGCCTATGACCATGCTTTTGAGTATTGCGTCAAGATGGGCTGGGGATATTGGCGTGTCACAACCGATTATGTAAGGGATGACAGCTTTGACCAAGAAATCTATATTAAGCGCATTGAAAATCCTTTTTCAGTATATTTTGATCCTAATAGCATTGAGCCTGATGGTTCTGATGCTACAAAATGCCTTATCACCACTGTTATTCCCAAGTCTGAATTCCGCAAAATGTATCCAGACTCTGAGTTTGACCAAGGATTTAGCTCCAGGGGAACAGGAGATACGGAAAGCGAATGGGTTACGAAAGAAGATATACGCATAGCCGAGTATTTCTATACCGAGCAAGAAAAAACCAAGATTTATATGCTTTCTGATGGCACAACTGCTTATGCAGATGAGTTGCCACCTAAAGATTTGATGGAAGCAGCAGGCATTACAGTCATTGATAAGCGTGATACTTGGCGTAAAAAGATCAAGTGGTGCAAGCTCACCGCAATGGAAATCCTTGAAGAAGGCGAATGGGCTGGTAAATATATTCCTATTATTCCTGTTTATGGTCAAGAAGTACGAGTAGATGACAAGCACAAAAAGTTTGGCTTGGTACGCATGGCAAAAGATCCACAGCGTATGTACAACTACTGGTCAACAGCATTAACTGAGACTGTTGCGCTTGCTCCTAAAGCTAAATGGTTGCTTGCTGAAGGTCAAGACGAAGGCCACGAAAACGAATGGGCAATGGCTAATATTAAAGCTAAGCCTGTTTTGCGCTACAAGCAAACAGACATTGAGGGCAGACCAGCTCCTGCTCCTACAAGACTTCAGCCTGAACCGCCTCCTGCTGGCGTAATGACTGCATTACAAGGCATGAATCAAGACTTACAAGCGGTTGTAGGTATTTTTGATCCTGCACAGCTACCGCAAGGTCAACAATCAGGCAAAGCCCTGCAAGGTCAGCAAATGCAAGCTGACATGACTAACTATCATTACTATGACAATTTAACTCGTTCTATCCGTCAAACAGGTCGTGTAATTCTTGATTTGATCCCTAAAATCTACGATAGAGAGCGTGTAATGCGTATCATCGGTGATGACGGCAAACCTGAGATGGTAACAATCAATCAGATGGGTCAAGACGAAAATGGCGTATCTAAAGTATTAAACGATGTAACAGTCGGCGAATACGATGTAGTGATGGAAACAGGCCCAGGATACAACTCTAAGCGTCAAGAAGCTGTCGATTCGATGGTTCAAATGCTGTCTGTTGATCCACAGTTAATGCAACAGGCTGGCGATTTGATTTTCCGTAACATGGACTTCCCAGGCGCAGACATTATCGCTGATCGTCTTGCTGCTGCCAATCCTATGGCGCAAATTGATGAAAAATCCCCTGTTCCCCCACAAGTTCAGATGCAGCTTAAGAACGCACAAGCAACTATTCAACAGCTTCAGCAACAAATCCAAGCTGAACAAATGGATAAGAAATATCGTGCAACTGTTCAAGAGCAAGTACAACAAGCTGAAACAGAGCGTGAGAAAATGCGCCTTGCTGTTAAGCGTGAAGATACGATGTCTAGAGTTGATACACAAGCTCACGACACAGTAATTAAGACTCAGACTCAACTAGAGGTAGAGCAATTAAAAGCGCAGTTAGCTTTAGTATTGGCACATATCAATCGCACAGATTTAAAAGAAGCTAACGCTGAAGCAGTCGAACGAGCAATTTAATGTTGTAAAAATACAACAAAAGTGATATAAGTAGTAAACCTACCGATGGGTTCATCGGGTTAATTCTTGGAGTTTTCCATGTCAGAAGCAGAAGTAGTAAGAAGTGCAGATAACGTAGTAACAAGTGAAAATTTAGCTGAATGGACTGCTAATAAACTTGGTTTAGCTAGTGAAGAAGCCCCTGTTGCGGCTGAAGCTGTCGAGGAAACTCCAGATTCAGAGCCAGCAGTGCAGGCTGAAGCTCAGAGTGAATCAGAAGCAGAAGAAGAAGCTGAAGTAACAGACAAGCCTAAACAAAATCCCAAACTTGAAAAACGATTTTCTGAGCTTACAAAACGAGCCAAACAAGCTGAGGCAGAAAAGCAAGCATTAGAAGCACGTTTAAGAGATCTTGAGAGCAAACAACAGCCTGCTCCGCAAATCCAACAAGCTGATCCAGTAAGCGAAAAACCACAAGCATCGCAGTTTAATGACGCTTTTGAATACGCTGAAGCACTGGCTGAATGGAGCGCAGAAAAGGCGCTAGAACAGCGTGATTTACAAGAACAGCAACGCAGAATTCAAGAAGAACAAGCCAAAGTAATTAAATCTTGGTCTGAAAAACTTGAAAAAGCTAAAGCTGATCTTCCTGACTTTGACGATATGGTAGCTTCTAGCACTGTACAAGTAGGCGATAGCTTGCGTGATGCAATTCTAGAATCAGATGTAGGCCCACAAATCCTATATCACCTAGCATCAGATACGGATTATGCTCAAAAAGTGGCAAATATGCCTGTTCATAAAGCTCTTAAAGAATTAGGGAAATTGGAAGTTCAATTTGAGCGTAAAGAAGCTCCTATTGAGAAAAGCGAACCTGTTGCTCGTAGTAAAGCCCCTGCTCCCATAAAGCCTTTGTCAAGCGCAAAGTCGGGTACAGACGTTCTAATAGATGGCAATGGTGCTTTTCATGGAACGTATGCCCAATGGAAAGCAGCAAGACAAGCGAAGCGTATTCGCTAATTTAACTAATTTAAAGGAAATATAATCATGGCAAATAATTTGCTAACTATTTCCAAGATCACTAACGAAGCATTGATGGTCTTGGAAAACGAATTAACATTTACAAGCGAAGTCGATAGGAATTATGACGACCAATTTGCAATCGTGGGTGGTAAGATCGGTAACACAGTAAACGTTCGTAAACCAGGTCGTTTCATCGGTACAACTGGCCCAGCTTTGAACGTAGAAGATTTCAATGAAACTTCAGTTCCTGTAACATTGAGCACCCAGTTCCACGTTGACACCCAGTTCACAACCCAAGACTTAGCATTGTCTTTGGATATGTTCTCTGATCGTGTATTGAAGCCTGCTGTTGCTGCTATCGCCAACAAGATTGATCGTGATGGTACTTTGCAAGCTGCTAACAACACAGCGAACATCGTTGGTGTTGCTGGTACTCCTCCAACTGGTTTGATTACTTACCTGACCGCTGCCGCTTACCTTGATTCTGAAGGCGCACCTCGTGATGGTCGTCGTTCTTGCATCGTTGAGCCATTCACATCTGCAACTATCGTTGACAGCTTGAAAGGTCTTTTCGTACCACAAGAAGCTATTGGCGAACAATATCGTAAAGGCTTGATGGGTCGTGACTCTGCTGGTATGAACTGGAAAATGGATCAAAACATCGTTTCACATACTTTTGGCTCATTCTCTGGCTCTGCAACTGTATCTACTACTGCTGCTTCTGGTTTCTTGACAAGCGGTTGGGCTTCTTCTAGCACAATCACTTTGACATTGACTAACGGCGTTAGCTTGAACCAAGGCGATACATTCACAATCGCTGGTGTTTATGCAGTTAACCCACAGAATCGTCAAGCATACGGCTCAAACAAGCTACGCAACTTCGTTGTAAATCAAGCTGTTTCAGGTTCAGGCGGTACTATTTCTGTAAACGTATCCCCAGCGATCATCACTGCTGGTCAGTTCCAGAACGTAAGTATTCCAACTGTATCTACAACTGCTGCTGTTAGCTTCTTTAACCAGTCTGGTACTGTTTCCCCACAAAACATCATCATGCACCGCAATGCGTTTACTCTTGCAGTAGCCGACCTTGAGTTGCCAGAGGGTGTTCACTTTGCAGGTCGTGCAAGCGACAAGGAAATCGGTCTGTCTATGCGTGTAGTTCGTCAATACACCATTAACAACGACTCGATTCCTACTCGTTTAGACGTTCTGTATGGTTGGGCTAACTTGTATCCTGAACTCGCTTGCCGTGTTGCAGCTTAATTAACCGACAACTGAAAGGAAAACATAATGTCTAATCCAGGCCCAGCATCGGTACAAACGATTCACCCAACTAACCTAGCAACAGATCAAGCGATCCGTTTATTGGCTTATTACAAGCAAGTTCCGCTAAGTGCAACAGGTGATACAGTTTTACCAATTTTGAATACTTCACAGTATTCTGTATCAAACGTAATCTTGACTAACGCATCAGGTGCTGTATCTACTGCTGCTGCTGGTTTATTCCCAGCTCCAGCAGCTCAAGGTACTGCAATCGTAGCTAATGCCACTTTGACAGTAGCAACAGGTGCAGTAGTTCAAGAAACTGTGGCATCAACAGCTTTACAAACAACCCAAAACTTGTATTTCAACGTAGCTACTGCCCAATCAGGCGTAGCGGTTGACGTATATGTATATGGTTACGATTTCCCACAGTTTTAATAGTATGTAGTTTTAAGAAAGGCCACCCCTAAAAAGGTGGCTTTTTTCTTTTAAAATCTCGTATAATCGTTGTAGAATTACAACATACCCCTTTGCAAAGGAAAATCATGTCACAACAAACTACTTGCGCACGTGGAAATATTCTTTATAACTTCCTCGTCTACCCATCTTTAACCCCTGCTGCTGTTACAGGCACACAAGCAACTCAAACTTTTAGCATCCCAGGTCTAGCAATTAATGATTCTGTAAGCATTTCATTGCTTGGCGCACAAACTACTGGTGTTGGCATCGCTAATGCTTGGGTTTCTGCTGCTGGTGTACTTAGCGTTCAATTTACAAACTCTACAGGTTCTTCAGCTACTCCTGCTGCTGGTACTTATGTTATTGCTTGTGATCGCTTAGAAGGCACAATTTTGCCTACAAACGCTGCTTAAAGATTAAAAAATGGCAAATACATCGGCTTATCGTGTAGTAGGGCCTACCACAGCGATTGCAGTCAGTTCGACTTCATCGACTGCGGTAACAATTACTCCTGCTGGAAACGATCAGGTTAACTATATTGGTCTGTTAAATACCAATGGTTTTCCTGTTGCCGTAACTATTGCTCCTAGTTCTGCTCCTGCGGCAGTATTGCCTGCTGCTGGGAACAGTTCTAGTAGCGTTATTTTGGGCGTATCAATGAGTACCCCTTATGTAATAGCTGCGCCTGTCAATTCTTATTCCATAACATCCATCTGTGGAAGCGGAAATTCTGGCACTATTTATGTAACACCGATGGCTGACCAAAATTAGGAATTTTTATGGCATATGATAGCACTTTTACCGCATTTGGCCCTACTTACGTTGTAAGTAATTCTGCTGTTCAAGTAACAACAACTAATAACGAATATCCAACTTCTTATCGAATTCGTAACTTGTTGTCCACTCCAGCTTATTTTGCATGGGCTCCTGCTGCTCCAAAAAATGCAGCAGTTACTCCAGTAGTCAACACTCCTGTTGCAGGAACTCCTGGCACAAATACTATTGGAATGATGGCAAGCTCAGTAGAAACTTTTGTATTGCCACCTAATTGCTGGTTTATTGCAAGCACATCTAACGCATTTGAAGTGACTCCTGGCGAAGGAATGTAATCATGTTAAGAGCCGCATCAAGCGTAGGCAATCTATCAGGATTGCAATATCAAGGTACTTGGAACGCATCCACTAATACGCCCACCTTAACTTCAAGCGTTGGTACTGCTGGTTATTACTATATTGTTAGTACGGCTGGAGCTACAACACTTAATGGTATTTCTACATGGAACGTAGGCGATTGGGTAATCTTTAGCAATACTGGAGTATGGCAACGTATTGCTGGTGGTCTGACAGGTAGCGTTAATATTGCTAATGATACTTCTGGTAACGTTAATTACAACTTAGTATTAACTAATGCTAATAGTGGAACTGTTTCAACTTTTGATGTTGATTCTCCAAA